GGGGCATGCAGATTGAGAGTGGCTGGGTAAACCCATACTTTATGACCAACATAGAGCGTGGCATTGCTGAGCTGCATGATCCGTACATTGCTCTGGTCAATCATCCACTCAACTCAGTGAAAGACGTAGCAAACGTACTGAACCTGGTACACGACAACACCAAGAGCAAGTCACTGGTGATTATTGCCCGTGAATGTCAGGGCGAAGCATTGGTAGTGTTGCTCAAAAACAAGCTGCAAGGAGTCATGCCTGTGGTAGTTATCAAAGCACCAGGATACGGTGACGACCAAGCAGCACAACTCGATGATCTTGCTCTGCTTACCGGTGCAAAGACATTCGCAGAGGAGACCGGAGACCACTTTGAGGACGTAACGATGGAAGACCTGGGACGTGCAGATATGATTAAGGTCTACAAGAACCGTGCTGTCATTATCGGAGCGAAAGGTGAAGCAAAAGGCAAGAAAGCACGTATTGCCAGCATAAAGCGTGATCTCAAAGACGAGCAGAGCAGCTACAAGAAAGATAAGCTGGAGAAGCGTTTGGCTCGATTGGCAGGTGGTATTGCTGTCATCCGTGTAGGAGCTGCAACAGCAGAAGAATCAACGGAAAAGCAGTACCGTATCGAGGACGCAGTGAACGCAACAAAGTCTGCTATCGAGGAGGGTATTGTGACCGGTGGCGGTATGGCCTTGTATGAAGCATCAAAGGTACTCGACAAGCTCATCAACAACGAGAGAGACAGTGATGTCCGTGCAGGCTACCAGATCATACGAAATGCAGTGCGAAGACCAGCAGCACAAATACTTGAGAATCAAGGAAAGAACCCTGAATTGGTGCTAGAGGGGAACAAAGACCCATACGCACTACCTGATGACGTTGTTGACCCGTTCAAAGTTGAGCGAGTAGCATTAGAGCAGGCATCCTCTGTGGTCGGACTGTTCTTAATTACAAACGCTGTTGTATATGACGAGCCGAAAGAGGAGAAATCAGAGAATCCTCACAAGCCACCAATGCCACAATGAAATCACTCATAGCACGCATCTTTGGACTCTACACGCCTGTTCAAGTTGAAGCTGAGCGTGAAAAGGTCGCAGAAGAAAAGCGTAAGTTTTATAAAAAGACCACACTTGAGCTACAAAAGCGTCTCGTTGGCCTACAGATACCCAAGAACACTATGGTCGTGAGAAACCTTGATACCGAGGAGATCATTGCACAGGATGGTGTCTGGACGAGAGTGCCCAACGACAAAGAAAAAGTTGTGATAACATACAAGTGATATGCTTTTGGGTATAGCAATAGGAGCACTTTTGGCAAGCGTCACATTTGTGATCGGATTCACTTTGGGATTCAACCATGCTTGGGGAAAGGCGTCAAAGTCTGATGTAGACGCTCGTATTGGTGTTGATTCCATGAAACAGGCTGTAGCAGCAACCAAACCAAAAGAGCCTGCTGTGTTTCTCCCACAGATGACAGACGAAGAAGCAATACAGATGGAGGAGGATACTGCACCAGGCAGCGTCAACAAGATTAAAAACCTTGTCGCCAAGAGCCGAAAGGCCCAAGAGCGAGAACTAGACAATGAATAGAGAACAACGCAAAAAACGAGGTAAGTACATGCCAGATGAGGACATCGACTACTGGATGCCTGTCAGCAAAGACATTGCCAAAGAGGTAGAAATGATACGTCAGGTGATGCTTGAACGCATGAAAGTCCCAGACATCGGCCATTTTCAAGTAATTGAGCACGTTATCGAACTATATGCCAGGAACTTACGAGCAGAGGATCAAAAAGAGCGTTGAGGACTATCAAGGCGACCTGAAAAAGAGCAGGAAACTCAAAGAGAGAGACAAAGCTGCACGGAAAGAAAAACGAGCCTTTGATAAGCTACCAGAGCAGAGCAAGCATGATTTCTGGTGTAACCGGTGTCAGATAGACTTTGTTGCTCCTGCGTACAAAGTGTGGACTGAATACTACGACACTGGCTGCTGGCACAGCTTTTGCCCTCAGTGTGAACAACTCGTCTACCGGTACATCAGCAGCAAAAAGCTCGATCCCTACTACCAACAGTCTCTCAAAGTGAAGTACATGGCATCAAAAGAAGTAAAAGACTTTCTACAACCAAGTCAGTACGGATTCCGCACCATGTATGGCGATCCATACGAAGCACTGTACAAACGATTTCAACAGCGAGAGGAGGATATGCACAACAAGTATGCTGCACTGGGCTTGCATGGTAAGACACTGAAACAGAAAACAGAAGAAGAGCATGCACGTGAGGCTCTCATGGAATAGACCATGACTTTTCAAAACCCAACACAACAAACCTCTCCAAGCAATCCTGAGTTTGGCATCCACCACTGGATACACGAAAACAATCTCGTGACTGAGAGGATGCAACCGCTTACCTTTCAGGATCACCTTTTCTTGTTTGAGCCATACGCTGACTTCTCTCCATTGCAGGTGTACAAGAAATGCTCACAGGTAGGTGTTTCTGTGATGATGAACATTAAATGTCCCTACGTCTTGAAGACTATGGGCCTGAACATCATCTACACACTGCCCTCTGACCGAGACATCATTGAGTTTGTACCTACCAAAACTGACAAGATCATCGTAAACAATCCAGCTATCAGGGAGGGTTTGAACAAGGACAAAAACACTACCTTTCTGAAAGATATGTGGGGTGCAGACTGGCACTTTAAAGGCACACGCTCAAAGACTGCACCTATTATGACCACTGCTGACTTGCTTATTCATGATGAGAAAGACCGGTCGGACAATACCATAATCGAAGACTACCGATCACGTATCAAGAAATCAGAGTACAAGGGCATTTGGGAGCTTTCCAACCCGAGCACCAAGAATGTCGGTGTTGACCTGACGTACAAACTCTCGGACAAAAAAGAGTGGGCGGTGAAGTGTCCCAACTCATCGTGCCAAAAAGAGCAGATCATGGACTGGAACAAGAACGTAGACAGGCAGGCCCAAATGTACGTCTGCATGCACTGTGGTCACGAGCTTGATGACATCACACGCAGGCTAGGCAGGTGGATTCAGACAGGAGAGGATAGCGACATCAGTGGCTACCATATCTCGCAAATGATGGCTTCCTGGATCAGTGCAAAAGAGCTGTTGATTGAAGAAGCACAAACTGACGAGGACTACTTCTACAACTTTGTGCTCGGTGAAGCCGTAGGAACAGGGGATGCAGAGGACTTTCGCCAGTACATCACAGACGCTTGGACACCAAAAGACCTCAGGAAAGCTGGCCCACACTTCATGGGTATAGACATTGGAAACATCAAGCATTTTGTCGTTGGCAATCTTGACGGTATTCACACCATTGGCAAGGTAAAAACCCGTGAGGAGGTAGAGCTGCTGATTGAGCACTGGAACCCTACTGTTGTGATGGACGCAGGGCCGGAAAGAACATGGGCAGGAGAGTTTCGCAAGAAATACCCAAAGTTTTACGCAAACAGCTACCGAAATGACACCGACAAGAGAGATTTCATACACTGGGGTGAGAACGACAAACTGGGAACAGTATCATCAGAGCGCTACAGGGTGATAGATGCCACAGTAAATGCTATAATACGAGCAAGTATTCAGTTCTCCCTTGACCCAAAAGACCTTGAAGCGTACATACGGCACTGGGAAGTCATGGTGAAGACCAAAGAGATCGACAATCGCACCGGACTACCAAAGTTTTCATGGAACAAAAATAGCCAACACGCTCAGGATCACTGGTGTCATGCGACAGTGTACTACTACATAGCTCGGTCTATGGGCACTCCAGCAGAGCACATTTCATCAAAAGAAACGGAAGAAAAAAAGGAGTTTGTACAGGCAACCCCAGAGGGCGGTTTCAAGATGCGATCTTTGGAAGACTATTTTGAGGAGCGCAACATGTCATGTGAATAACTTTATCACTTTACAAGATTAAAATGATGTATTATACAAAAGTATGCTGAATGTAATGACAATCAAGGACAAGGAACTCGTAAGTATTTTTGATAATCGCTGGAAAGATTCAGCAAGTCTTTGGGAAGAGATCGAAAAAATATACAAGAAGAACAAAAAGGAGTGGCTGGGTAAACCTGACTGGCTTGCTTCCATCCCAAGAAAACGATCAAAGACTCAGGATAACCGTATTTTCCTTGCAACAGAGTCACAAATAAACAAACTTACTGCACGACCTGTCAAGCCTATGGTCGCACCAGCAAACGGTAGTGATGAAGCAAAAACAATTGCCAGGAACCTACAAAGTGTGTTCATTGAACACTACAGAGACAGGAATGTAAAAAAGGAGATCAAGCGAGGTCTCCGATTTGTGCATTTCTCTCGCTTGGTCGTACTAAAACCTTTTTGGAATATGGATATTGACGATGTGGACGTCGTTGCTGTTGATCCACGCAAAGTGCGCTTCACCAAAACCGCCACAAAAGAGCAGCAGGCAGAGTTTGTCGCTGAAATCATTGACGATAAGACCATCATGGACATGATTGAGAAGTTTCCAGACAGGGAAAATGACATTTTGAGCGCACAAGGTATCTCAAAGCGTGATGCAATGGTAAACAACCCAACAGTTGAGTATCACGAGGTATGGATTGGTGATGGTGTCTTCTGGAAGTTCAAAAACAAGATACTCAAGAAGCAGCGCAATCCTCACTGGGACTTTAAGGGTTTACTGGTCACACCTGAAGAAGTTGCTGACCTTGAGCAGATTGATCCTGAAACAAAAGTACCACGAGTCAACGGACAAAGGAGACGACAGAAGTTTCAAGAGATCAGATCGGTACAGGAGGAGCGAGAAGCACAGGAAAAAGAAGCAGACGCACCTATTTTTGAGCAATATCTCTTTAACCATTTTGATACAGTACGAAAGCCATACATTTTCGGCACCGTGCTTGAGGTAGAGTCCAAGCCTATAGGAGAAACGAGTCTTATTGAGATCACTACATCCCTACAGCACAACATCAGCAAGCGAAAGCGTCAAATTGCAGATAATGCAGACTTTGTGAACGGTATCACCAAAGTAGATACCGCCATTGTGAGCATGTCCCGTGCAGATGCACAGAAAGCACACTACGATCCTGAGGGACTTGTGTACGGTCACGGTGTATCAAACGGTGTGAAGCGTGAGTTTGGTAGCTCGCTACCTGAGATGGTCTTCACAGACCTGCAAGACTCTCGAAGTGAGCTTGATGCCATTTTCGGCACAACTGACACATTTCGAGGAGAACAGGGCAAAGGTGAAACAGCAACCGGACGAGCGATTTTGCGTGAAGAAAGCCTGTCACGACTCGATGAGATGAGTTCGCTGATTGATAACTTGGGGCGTGATCTCTACAACTGGTGGTTCCAGATGATGAAAGTACACTACACAGAGAGTCACCTTGTCAAACCTCTCGGAGCTACACAAGCAGATGAAACCATTGAACTCATGCAAGATGATCTACAGGAGGGTATTGAGGTGAAGATTTTGCCTGGACAGACGCTACCTGAGGACAAAGTATTTAAGGCTGAAAAAGCCAGCGAGGACGTAAAGGCAGGAATCATCGACAATGAGACATACCTTGAGATGTCCGGTGGATACGAAAACCCACAAGAGATAGCAAAACGTGCTACGCTCAAGGAAGTAAACCCACTGTCGCTGATTGATATTGACGAGGATGATTCCGAGCGTCTTGTAAAGGCAATGCAGCTCATGGTGAAGCTCGAACAGATAAAGGCACAAGCAGCGCAACCACAACAGCCACCACAGGACGGCGGTGCTCCACCAACAGAGGATGGTGGTGCAGATCAAGGACAGGCACAGATTCTACAGAGAATCCAACAAATAGTATCCAGCACTGAGTTCGCTCAGCTTCCTAAAGAGGAGCAATTGAGTGTGATTCAGAGATTGAAACAACAAGCGTTGTCAGTTGGAGGTCGAACCTAGTTTTACTAAAGTATCTAAACACGTTAAACATGCCAGCTAAAAAAACATCAAGCAAGGCAAAGGCTTCTCCAAAGAAGAAAGCTGCCAGCAGAAAGGCTACCGGTAAGTTTACACACATTGACCGTTCAAACGGTGAATTGCTCCGAAAAAGCCAGCTCAACAAAAAAAAGCCGTGGCTCAGTCCTATCAGTGGTCAGGCAACAGTTGAGAAACTTACTCAGGAAGAAGACGAGAAGTATAACTAAAATCGTATGCCACACGCAATGTCAAAGTTTGAACCAGACGAGCGAGCACCGGAGATTTTTCTTGAAGATCGTGTGCTGCCAGTTCAAAAGGATTGGGAAGATGGCAAAAAATATGTCGTCATCCTGACTCTTGAGCAGCAGTCTCGTAACAGTGAGAAAGAGTTTGGCGGCCCAAGAAATCACTATCGTATCGTGAAAGCTGAAAGTCCAGGCACTGTGGACAAGTTTCAAAAAATGAAGCGAGCAGCGAGCGATATGGTATAGTATTGGTAAGCACATTTACAACTGAATAGTGTCAGACTGTCTTCTAAAGTACTTGTCGAGGTACACACTACACCACACAATCCTTACTCTCTACACCCTACTGACAAGTGCTTCATAAGGCAGTTTGGCCTAAGTTCTACAAGGTTCTCCCAAGTTCTATTTATTGGTTATCCCATAGATGTTCTTATGAACTCAAATGATTTAGGCCTTGAAAATCCGGGCGGTCAAGAAACTGTGGACAATCAGCAGCAAGCTGGTTCGTCAAACGGTGATGACGCTCAGGTTCATCAAGCAGATACTCCTGGTTCAGGTACGGACTCAGACCAAAATCAGGATGGCACAGGTCAGCAAGATGACCAGCCGGATGGTGAAAACACCCAACAACCGGCAGCATCAGACGCTGATACGAGAGTCCGAGAAATGATGTCGAACTGGCACAAAGAGCAAGATGCTCGCAGTACGGCAGAAAACGAGTTGGCGCAATACAAACAACAGTATGGCCCACTCGGTGCTGGACAACATCCAGCACAACGTCCAGGGCATGAAGCCCCACCAGTCCAAGACACTTCCAAGCTCCCCCCCTCTATGCGTGAGGGTTGGAACCCTCAGACACTTGAGGAACTCCAGCAAGCAATGAAAGAGGAACGAGAGTATACTGCTGAGCAGATACGTCTCGGTATCCAGCAGGAGCAAAAGCACCTTGCCGAAGCTCGGCAACAAGCTAAAGAGCAAGTGGACGGATTGATGGATCAGATCAGGTCAGTTGACCCACAATTTGACGAGAAAGCGTTCTTTACGTACGCTGCCACTCACAATTTTCCGGTCAAAACTGTACAGGATTTGCGCTCTGTTTACTCCGCATACTTTGAGCAGCGACAGGCGACTGTAACTGCAACCAAAAATGCGATCAAGAATAAGCAGGACAGAAATGCTCCAGTGAACGTACCCGGAGGTGGAAAGTCAGAGCAATCTGTACCTTTCAGCAAAATCTCTGGCGCACATTCATCACGTGACCTTGTGCATGACATGTTGAAAGGCAGACAGTAATTTACTCAACTGATATTTTGTTAGCCTATGCAGTTTACTGATACAGTTACTACAATCACTCGTGAAGCGATTGTACCAAAGGTGTATGACACTGTTTTAAAGGGAAACATCGGTCTTCTACGTCTTCTCGGCAACGCAAAGCCGTGGGGAACGGGATACCGTTTTGAAGTTCCTATCAAGTACCAAAAGTCTTCCAGTGGTGGACTCGTTGGTCTTGGTGGCAGTCTCGACACCACACGAGCTGATACTCGAAAGAGGATGCAGTTCGATCCTAAGCGTCGCCACAAGCCAGTGGTGATTGACGACATTGAGAGCCAGCTCAACAAAGGTGACGAGCAGGTGCTCATGTTGCTCGCAACCGAGATGGATTCTATTGCAGAAGACCTCTTAGACGAGATGGGTACTGACCTCTACGGCGCAAACGGTTCTGGAGACGAGTTTGACTCGATCGAGAACGCTGCGGATGACGCAACAAACCACGCAAACTACGGTGGTTTGGCACGTGCAACGTACACCACTCTCAATGGTTACCTCTCCACAGGAGTAGGTACGCTGGCACGAGCTGACCTTACCGCAGCACACAACGCTGTGAAGATCGGCTCACAAGGCCCAACACTTTGTCTCGCTGACGTTACAAGCTGGACAGCATACGAGGGTCTTCTCACTGCTGTTGTGCAGGCTGGTTATCAAACCAACGGGTTCCCACAAGTTACCCGTACCGGTACGATTGAATCACGCCGAGCACTTGGTGGTGAACTCGGATTTGACTCTATCTTCTTCCGTGGCACACCTGTCGTAGAAGATGAGAAAGTTCCATCAGGTGAAATGAAGTGGTTGAACGAAAACTACTTCCACTTCATGGGTATTGATATTGATGACTACGAAACAGTGAATGTTTCTGACGCCAACATTGATGGCCCACAATCTATCCCAGTGCCACGTGGCTTTAACTGGACTGGATTGCTTCGATCAACTGGCCAACCAGCACAGGTCGGACACTTGTATTTCATTGGTAACTTCGTTGGTCGTGATCCACGACGGATGGGGTCTGTCGAGGGAATTACAGGTTAAAGTTCCCCATCATTAGCCACTCCCTGCTCTGTCGTTAGAGGAAACTCTAGGCAGATGACAGAGGGGGGAGTGGAGCTAAAGCAAAAGCATTATGCGTGAAATTACATTTGGACAAACTCTACAGACTACTGCTGTGAAAACATCAGGTCTAGGAGATGTCGCTATGACTCCTGACGGCCGTGAGTGGGTGTACATCGAGGCTAACGAGGCTATCTCGCTTGGTCACGCTCTCACTCGTGCTGCAAATGTCGATGCAGATACCATTGCATCAGCAACAGACGGCGAGGGTAAGATTACACTTCTTACTCAAGCATCTGCTGGTTGGACTGCTGGACAATTTGCAGGAGCCTACGGACTCGTAGACGCTGGAACTGGATCAGGTCAGTTTTTCAAGGTTCGCACTAACACTGCTGACACCTTGCAGTTGACTTCTGAGACAGCGCTTACTACTGCACTGAGCGTATCTGACTCTGACATTGTGCTCGTTACGCCATTCCTTGCTGATAAGACTGCTATTACCGTTCTTCACCAAGTACCAGTTGGTGTAGCACAGGTAGCATTTGCATCTGGCGAGTTTGGTTGGGCACTCCGCCGAGGAGTAGGAACCGTTCTTGCAGGAGCAGCACTTGTTGCAAACGAACTCTGTACACCAGGTGACGACACTGAGGGCCAGGTCATCACTGTCGCTTCTGGTGAAACCTTTGACGATGCTTCGACTTTCGGTCGTTGTCTTGTCGCCAACGGTACAGCAGACGAGGGCGCAATGATTGACGTCAATCTTCTGTAGTTGCTAGGGGGTCTCAATCTGAGACCTCCACTGGAGCTACCGAAGCTCTACCGCAAAAATGAGCGTTTGCGGAAAGCTCTCTCGTATAGAGAGCCGGATCGCTTATTAGTTTTAGCAATAGCGTTATGCCTACAAAAAAACAGTCAGGCTATGAGCGTCAGATGGAGCGCCTTAACAATTCCATCGTGTACATTAAAAACATAGACGATGAGGACTTCCAGCACACCTACGCTGGAGAACCTTATTACATAGAAGCAGGACGTGTGGAAGCGTTTGTGCGACCTGTTGGTATCTTGATGGCGAAACATTTGGCCATGAAAGTTGCTCGGAAGCAAGCGGCGGTACAAGGTCTCGTAGACCCAAACAAAGACCGGCAGAGTGGTCGAGATGTGAAGAAAAGCATCTACAACGACAAGGCAATTGATAAACTTGCCGATGAGATCATCCAGCGCCAAGAGGAGCAGCCACTGCCACCAGTGAAGAACGAAGCACAGGTGATGAAAGAGAAAACAGAGCAGATTCAAAAGGAGATGGGTGCAAAGGTTGAGCGTATGAACAACGGTCTACCTGTGGACAAAAAGGAGATCGTCAAAGAGCTAGAGAAGCTAGGTATTAAGTTTGATGCTCGCAAGAGTCCCGAAGAACTCTTGAAACTCATTACCGATCACGAAGCAAGAGACACAACAGACAACACACAGGAGTAGTATATGCAAGACCCAAACACAGAACAGCACAATAGGACGGTGAAAGCCATCGAAAGCTACCACAAAGCACGTGCTGATTTTGAGGTCTTGCAAAAGGAAAAAGACACTTGGCTTGCCGAGCGTCACAACGAAGCACAAGCCCTCCTTAAAAAACTGCACAAGGCTATTGATTCATCAATCACATACCTTGATGCGGTCAGTGATAAGGTTGCCCAAAAAGGCAAAGAAGTAGAAGAATCGCTCAATCTTTTCTTTAAGGGCTTGTCTTCTCTCCTGAAATCTGCCGACACAGCAATGGACAGGCTGGCAGACGCACAAAAGCGCATTTTTAAAACAGAGAAGATTTACAACGACCTCATCCGTCAAGTCCGTGACAAGACTAAAGAGCTTTCAGAGCTTGAAAAAGAGATCGAGAAGCGAGAACGTGAAGCACGGAAGATGTACGAAAACGGCGAAGCAAAACTCAAAGAAGCCGAAGATTTAGCATACTGGCACAAAACAGGCAAAACTTATAAACAAACAAAAAAATGACCGATAAAATCACAAAAGACTTTTTTCTCGAAGTGGCAAAGGGCAACATACCCCGTCATACTGCTGTGCAAAAGTTTGGAAGAAATGCTGACATTGATACTGCAGCCGAAGAAGATATTTGGGCTGGTGGTGGAGCAAGGGCGTATCTTTCTGCTGCCGAGACTATGGACATTGCATCAACAAGCACAAACGATGACGGTGATCCTGCAGGAACGGGTGTTCGTACTGTGATGATTCAGGGCCTTGATGCTGACTATAAGGAGATCGAAGAAACTGTCACGCCCAATGGCACAAGCACCGTCACTACTACGAAATCATATTTGAGGGTTCACCGAATGTTTGTTGCAACTGCTGGCTCTGTTGAAACCAACGATGGTGACATTACTGCTGACCCGACAAGTTCAGGTTCAGGCTCAAGACAGGCATTTATTGCCGCAGGTGATGGCCAAACACTGATTTCTCACTATACTATCCCGGCAGACAGAACGGCTTACATGGTAGGTGGTCAAGCTGGGGTTGCCTCATCGTCAGGCGCAGGATCAAAAGAGGCACGCTTGCGACTCTTTATGAAGCCATTTGGCGGCGCATGGAGATTACAGCAGGAAGTTGATCTCAAAAACGAGGGAACGTCTACCACTCCCGACTTTATTTTCACGATACCGATGGCCATTACTGAAAAGACAGATTTGAAGTGGACAGCAGCCGTTGATGCCAACAACACATCAGTATATTTGCAGTACAACCTCATTTTAGTAAATAATTAAACGTATATGCTGCCAGCAAAACCTACAATTGCAAACGAGACAATGACATCGGCCAACACCGAGTATAGTTACACGTTCCCGGAAGGCACACGGGCTTTCAAGATCAGCTTGCGTGCTCTCAATGCTCTGTTGAAGGTTGCTTTTGTCGAAGGTGCGAGTGGTACCACATTTTTCACAGTTCCGTACGGCGACAAGCTGGAAATGAAAGCAAAGGTCGGTGGTGCAACAATTTATTTCCAGTCACCTACCGCATCACAGGTGGCAGAGATTGAAACATGGAAGTAGTAGCAACCAAAGCAAAACCAACAACGGCGAATGTCGCAATGACCAGTGCCAACACTGAATACAGTTACGAACTACCAGAGGGCACAACAGAGTTTTGGATGAGATTGCGAGACCCGGGCTACCCGGCAAAAGTAGCGATGGTAGAGGGAGATAGCGGCACTACTTACTTCACAATCAGTCAAGGAGAGACACACAAGGAAACCGACATTAAAAGCTCAAAGGTCACGCTCTATTTCCAAAGCACTCAAGCCAGCATGGACATGGAGATAATAAGTTTCAAGTAGTATGCAAAAAATAAGAGATTTCATAAACAAAAACGCACTCTCGATGCTCATTGTCGCTCTGGCAATGTTTGCCATGTCGTTTCAGATCGCAAATGGCCAGATCACACTCTGGTTTCTTGACGGTACAACACTAAAGCCTGTTGATTCTTCTTGGGGTGTAGAATTAGGAGATTTGACTGTTACTGGTACATGTAGCGGTTGTGGCGGCGGAGGCGGTAGTGCTGTCATTTTGGATTTAGGCGATGATGACTCAAATGAGTCTGCTGATCTTGTAGAAATCGCAACTGACAACGACACTAACTCAATATTTACTGAACCAAGTGCAAATAAGTTCCTTATTGACGCAGGGAATAACTGGCCAACTGCTGACACGGCAAACGCAGGTGATTCTGCTACTGCTTTCTTTTCTGCCGGGACTATAGAACACGAAAGGGGCGGTCTTGAAGCTGATGTATCTGCATATACAGGTTTGCTTGGAGTAACAGGAGGATCAACTGAGGAGATAGATACATATTCTGAGATAAATAGCTATATAACTGACGTGACACTTACCCACAACGGTTTGTTTGACACATTTTCTGAACTTGATTCCATTGTTGCTGATGAGTCTCTTTTAAATATTGCAAATGATTTCGCAATAACAGGTGATTATGATATCGGTAGTGGTGTACTACAAATACCGAATAGCATCACATTGCCAGCAACGTGTGAGGTAGGTGACGTTTACTTTGATACAGACGCAACTTCTGGTCAGAGGATATACGCATGTGAGTCTACAAACACATGGGCGCTCCAAGGTGATGGAGGAGGTGGGGGAGGATCACCTGGTGGTTCTGATACACAAGTTCAATATAATAATGGGGGAGCTTTCGGAGGTGATTCTGATTTTGTGTGGGATGATGTAAATCATACTTTAACTTTGGGGACAACAACCGCCACTGCAAGGTTTAAATTACCATCAAGCAATGACGCAGTGACGCCGACACTTGATTTTGGTGGCGGAGATGGTATATATCACGACGGATCAAACTTGGTTATTGCCGGAGGAGGTTTACAGAATTGGAATTTTGGAGAAAACTCTTTTAGATCAAATCTTGGAGCTTTCTCCTGGACTATCGCTAACGCTGCACCATCTATTACATCTCCTACATACAGGTTTGACGTGAACACTGGGATCGGAGGTAGTAATGACCAAGTTGCAGTAATAGCAGGTGGTGTTCAGTCTATGCTTTTTACAGAAACGGGAGGAGTGACAACAATTTCGTCATCAGAAGTTATAGATTTTGGTGTCGCAGATAGTTTTGAAGTTCCAAATGGGACAGGTAACACAATAGACGCTGACGGTGAAATTGCACATGATACAAGTGCAGACCAACTTGTATACGGTGCTGATGCAGATGTCATTGACCCAAGAAGGTGGCCGTCCATTACAATAGAGAGTCCTGACGATGCAGACAACTTCTTAATAGGTAAACTACCATTTGGGATAACTATTACAGATGTGCACTGTATTGTTGATCCTGCGGATAGTTCAGAGTCAGTTGTTATAGACATACAGGAAAGAAACAGCACGGGTGATTCTCCAGCATCTTTTGACTCTACAATAACGTGTGACAATGATGGTGCAGAGGATGATGGCACTCTCAGCAACGCAACATTTGATTCAGGCGACTGGTGGAGTATTGATATAGGCACTGTAACAGGAACAGTTACGCAGGTTTCCGTCTCAATCTATTACCAAGTTGTTCGAGAATAATGCCAGAAAAAAGAATTACAAAAAGAGTTTCGGGAGCGGCAATAGCAATCGCACTCTCTACTGCTGGAGTTACTGCAATACCAGAAGAAGTCACGCATAAAAACTTACCGCTCACAGAAGAAGTAAGAGATGAATTGCGCACTGGTGGATGGAATAGTGAGACAATCCCTATAGAGGGTACTGCTGTTATCAGGGAATCCTGGTTGTTGCCCAACGAGACCGTAGAAGTAACTCCAACAAAGTTTGAGAGTACCTTTTACGAGGGATGGCTAAACTATCTTGATGAGAATGGTGACTTTCAGGTCATAGATACTTCTTTTGTATCTACAAATATTGGTTTTACGGTAAAAGAGGCCCCATTTAATGTTTTATTGCCGCCTACGGCTGGAAAAACGGCCGCTCTCATCAACAATAACCGATGGGACAACAGAACTAACGAGGAGATCACAGAACAGCCTTACAGGATGGAAATTACAGCTTTGGGAGTGGTTGATGTACCAGGAAGAATTGAAGTTGGTGACTTGTTGATGCCTACAGGCATACGTGAGAATGTCAACTACGTGGTATACGATGGTGCATACCCCACCGGTGATCTTATCTACTACGTGGAACATGGCACAGCACCAAGACTCGCAAAGCTCGTGAGACTCAACTCTGAACCTCCGAGCAATGTTTTTGAGTTTGAGATTGACATAGAAGACTCAGAGTTTCACAGGTTTGTACGTGGCAAAAAGACACGCTGGACTGAACAATCAGCGCTGGGTGTTCCTAAAAAAAGTCCTGTCAGAATAGCACGTCCCGATTCAGAGACACGTGGCATTGGATTCAGAAAGTTTCAAGCGTGGGATCACACCACAAGTGCAACCTCCTCACAACTTGTATCTGATGTTGTAGACATTCAAGCCGATATATCTCCTATGGGAGATGGCAGCTACAGGCTGTCAAAGATTCTTCCAAGTACGTTTCTTGCAAACGCAACATATCCTGTGCTCACTGACACGACAACCACTGTCTACCCTGATGCTGATACTGAAACAACCAGTGTGGACGGACAGATCAACGAACAAAATGAGACAACGTGGAATAGTGCTCATGATTCATCAAATGGGGATTCAATAAATGATACCTCAGTAACGGCAAGAATCAGGGCAAGAATAGAGGGTGATGGCGAGTACACAATTATACGTAATGCTTACCTTTTTGACACTTCCTCTATACCAGATAGCGATACAATCTCATCTGCGACCATGAGTTTGTATGGAACATCTGCAACAAATGATGATGATGACGGTGATGACTTTATTGCTATAGTAAGTTCAAATCCTGCAAGCGATACTGCATTAGTCACACAGGATTTCGATTTGATTGGTGACGCTATTGACGATCCAACGGAAATGCACGACACGGGGGCACGTATTCAAATCGAAAGTATAAGCACGAGTGCCTATAATGATTGGGCTCTTAATTCGACAGGTATAAATAATATTTCAAAAACCGGAATTACAAAGTTTGGAGCTCGAGAAGGTCACGATATTTTAGATAATCCGGTTGTCATGTCAAATGGCCAAGACAATAGTATTGTTGTTTCTACCGCAGACGAAACAGGAACATCTCAAGACCCTAAGTTGGTGGTCGAACATGAGGCAGCCAGGAGAATAATTTTTATACAATAATATGCCAAAGTCACAAATCAACTTTCCACTTGACCAGCAAGCGAGAAAAACCATAGAGCGTCATATAGACAGATTTGTACAGGATAGTATTTTTGATGTTTTATGGGATGATTTCTTCCTTTATTTGACCTTTTTTGAAGGGACAGATGGGTTTGATATAACTGGAAATGTTGTTATTGACGGTGGTGGAGCAGACGTAAGAACGCCTGCTAGTGGATCAGGCACATCGACCATACAGGTTTCTAATTCATTGCTTGGTACTTTTTCCTTCGCAAACCCTAGTAGGATGCGTTCCTATGTAAGTTTCACTGAGGATGACAACCAAGAAGGATATTTGATAATGGGCACACATACGAGTACAAACGATGCTTATGGTTTCAGGATAAATGGAAACACACTGCAAGGTATGGCTCAAACTGGTAGCTCTAATAGAACAACAGTAGACCTTATAACTATATCCACGTCAACTTTATACGCTGTAGACGCAAGATTCTTACCTGGTAATAAAGTTGAGTTTCGTGTGGATGGAGATGTTAAAGGTGTTGTCAGAGACAATCTTCCAGTGACTGCTCCTTCTGTTCTTTGGACTGGACACATGATAGAAAGTGAAGCGGTGCAAAAAACCATGTTTATTAGTGGTATACAATACCTACAAAGACGTTTTTAATATGCCAGCAATATCAGTACCAAACGAAGATAAGAAAGTAGGGGTATCATCAAAGGGTGAGAACTTTGGCAACATTTTGTATACAAAAAACATTGACTTTGACAAAAAACCTGGATCTATTCTCCTTTCAGAGCGTCTGTACCGAGTCTATGACGATGACGATGATGGTGATTTCAGGATACCAAAACAAATCGTACGTTCTGACGCAGGAGATGGTACAGATCGTTGGTGGATGATTACACAGTCTGTAGACACCGCAAACGGGGTGCTGTTTAAAACAGATAGTGACGATCCTCTGACAAGTTGGGCACAAGACGCTTTCACAGACACACCAACTGATGCACGAGATCAGCTTGCAGTCTTTGGCAAGGACAGTGGAAACGATAGGCTCATTACAATGCGAACTCCTGTAGCTGGTGATCTTGCTATGCTCGGAGGGAGCACCACCTGGGATGATACGTGGTGGACTGGAACACTGAGCCAATCAAGCCTGACAGCAGGAAGATATATCGACATCCACACTTTTCTGAACCTTTTGCTGGTGGTAGAGGACAATACGGTACATACCGTTGATGAGAGCCTTGTAGTGACCACTGAACGACTCCAGTGGCCAGAACAGTACAAAATTGCATGGATCGAACAAGACGCCACTAGGGTCTACTTTGGAACACGCCACGTTGAAAAGGGTGAGGCTCTGATTTTCCCTTGGGATGGTGTCAGCGAGCAATACGATGAACCACTACGCTGCTATGCTCGTGCGACAATGGCAGGACAGAACGTAAACGGGGTCTTGCATACTATCAATACTCGTGGTCAAGTATTGTTCAACAACGGACAGGAACTTGAGGAGGTTGCTCGCTTCCCCAACATGCAAAAAGCAAACCAGTGGGAAGACCTCTTTGCTTCAAACGAAAATGACCTGATGGTACACCGCAACGGCATGGAAGTGATTGACGGTCACCTGCACATGTTGATGAATAACATGGTCGGGGACAACAATGCACAGGTGTTTGAGGATATGCCGAGTGGTGTATGGGCACTTTCAGAAAACGGACTATATCAAAAATACTCTTTGAGTAAATACGATGGCGTCACCAACGATGAGTGGGGTGACGTGCAAGTAAACGCTGTGGGAGCACTGAAACAGGTAGATGTAGAGCATGGGAGACTGCTCGCAGGTGCTTTGCTATATGAAGACGCAAGCACTACTGGCATGGACGTACTTTTGGCTTCACAAACGAAAGATTCTGCCGATCAGAGAGGGTACTTGGTGACTGTGCCACTGACAGGCAATGCACTCCGTGAACTGTGGACAAAACTCAATTTATTCCTGAAAACACACATGGAAAATGCCACAGATCGTGTTATCATAAAATACAGAACAGTCAAGGATAAGAACTTTGAGGAGGGCAATTTTGCCAACACATTTTTTACGGGGACATGGGACTCGTCAAATGACGACACCTTTACAATAAACGACGCTGATGGTGTAAAAATTAGTGTAGGAGACGAGATAGAGATTTTGAGGGGAAACCAGGCAGGAGCTATAGCCCATGTTTCAAGCATTACGAACACGAGTGGTAACAACTACACCATCGTGATCGATGAAGAAGTACCAAACGTAGACAACAGTGGCACGTTTATTTTCAGACCACAAAACTGGACAAAACTCGGTACGTTTTCAGACCAGGCACTACAACACAAGATTTACACAGTTGCAAAACGATCCTCATGGATTCAACTGAAAGCAGAGTTACGAGGTACTGACACCTCACCAGAACTTGAGAAGTTTTTACAAGAATATGTAGCATCTCGCTAGTATGAAATCGTACCAAGAAATCTACACAGAATGTCAGGACATATCGGGTGACGACACGGCAGCTTTCTTGACCAAGTTCCAAAGGTGGATCAACGACACGCAGCGCATTGCATGCGCAGCAGGTGGCGGTAAGTTTCCTTTTCTTGAGTTCACCAAAGACATCACAACAGTGGCCGACACTGCCAGGTACGATGTACACACAAGCATCCGCAAGATTTTGACCGTGGTCACACTTGACGCAAGTGGCAATGTGGATGAGACACCAGACCCAGTGGAAGACTACGACTTTTGGGAGAGACTGCAACGACTTGACCCTGCTTCTTCCGACATCACACAATACTTTAAGCAAGAAAAAGACGACCTTTTGATCTGGCCAGCATTTTCTACAGCAGGACGTACAATCCGTGTACGGGGAAGAAAACGACCTGTAGACATGAGCAAAGCAGACTACACGACTGGTACGATCACCAGTATCACCAGTGGTGCAAAAGCACTCGTAGGCTCTGGTACAAGCTGGAACAGTAGAAAGCCACTTGGCGAGCAATGGATCAAGATTGCTGGTACTGATGGAGATGACCGATGGTATCCTATTGCGTCTATTGATGGTGACACCACAATAACGCTGGCAAGTCCATACGAGGGAACAACGATCGCAGCAGCAACAGCATCTTACACACTCGCTGAGTTTCCTATTTTTCCAGGCGAATACCACATGTTGTGTGTGTATCGACCTATGGCACTGTACTTCCAGTCTTTGCAAGATCGTGCGATGGCTCAGTCCTACTGGAGACTCTACGATGGCGGAAAGGAAGCAGGATTGCTGAAAAAGAACGAACAGGCAGCAGGTCTACTTGGACAAATGATAGACGAACAGTCAGGGATGCTCGATACAGGATACTACCCACCTCAAGGGTCGAGAGGGCCGGGCTTCTTTTTCCCAGAAGAAGACTCACGGGAACAAACTTTCACATTAAACTGATGTATAATTGAACTATGCCACCACTTTCACTTTTGACAAGTCCAGTAATAAAGTTGGCCAAAAAGTCTTTTAATGTAAAAGATGATTTTAATCGTGAGGCCAGCTCTAAAAAAGGGCTTGCTGACATGTTTGAAAAAAAGAGACAGTCTGTAATTGCTAAAAGAAAAAGCACGCCAACATCTACAATCCCCAAAGTATCTGTACCTGCATCTGCTCCAGGAACAGCAAACACTGCACCAGCAGGAGCAACTTTCAGACCAGGTATTAGTACACCATCACCCCTCGTCGCTGGTTCATTTACAGATTCTCCTATTGGTGATGTAATAGCAGAACGATCAAACCAAAGGAGTGATAAGGACTTTGTATTAGACCGCTTAACAGAGGCGTTTGGTGGGATTTCTGATTTTGATAAAGCAGGACGTAGAGACGAACTTGAAAGAAGTCTCGATGTGGACACTCAAAGAGAACTCGTAGAGGGACTACGAGGAGAACAGCAGACCACACTTGAGCTACTTGACAACCTTGAGGGTGACATCAAGGAACGAGTGAGTGGCTTTGTTGTACCTGACGCAAACTTTCGCCGAAAACTTGCAGCAGAGCGTGGAGACCTCACTGATGAGCTTGGAAGAATTGAGCGAGTGCTCGGTACAGCGCAAACTGGACTCTCTGAGGACTTGACCCGTATAGATGAAACACTCACCGAGGAGGAGCAAGCACAAACACGAAAACTTGACCTACTCACACAAGAGCTTGGAATCAGAGAACAGATCGACACACTTTTTGCAGACGAAGAAGCACAGGAAAAAACACTACTCATTGCAGACGCTATAGATCAAGTGGGGTCAGACGATCCTATTGCTATTTTCCGTGCGATCGAGGGACAAGGGGTAGGACTCAATGATGTGATTGGAATACTCAACGGTCTCAACGACCTCAGTGGCGTAGGTGAAGCATTTACACTCAGCCCAGGAGAGAGACGCTTTGATGCAGAGGGCAAACTGATCGCAAGTGGTGCTGCACGTGAGTTTGAGTCTGGCGGTGGAGGACAGGTACTTGGTGCATCTTTTGGCGATCCATTCCAAGAAAGAAACGTACTACGTGAGATCGTAAGAGACTTGCCAGTAGGACAGCAAGACGGTGCATTTGCAACTATCGGAACATTTAGCGAAGCAGGCAGGCTTCTTGATCTTCTCAACAGTGGTGTAGACACAGGCCCGGTAGCTGGTCGCAAGGCAACCGTGCAATCAAGAACTGGAAAGGAATCAGCAGAGCTGGAGCAGTTTAACGATTTCAAAGCTGCTGCAACTGGCTTCACTGCTTCCTACATCAAAGCATTGTCTGGTGTGCAGGTGTCCGACAAAGAGCGTAAGTTCCTTGAGGGACTCTTGCCACTGCCAACAAAACAACCGCTTGAAAACCGCCGTGGGATCATCCAAGCAATGAACAGACTACGAGACAAATACCAAACACAGCTCGGTATCAGCTTTGAGGACTTCCCAAGTTTGTTCCCTGATCTTGAGGCGTTGGCTGGTAGTGTCAGCAATTCTTCTGCGGAAGTTCAAGAAGAAGCAAGCGATGAAGATGTAAATAGTTTCATTTAAATATGCCACCACTAAATCTAACAAGAGAACAGGCAATAGAAATCTTGCGGGAAAGAGCCAGAAATGGAAACAACAACGCAGGAAGATTGCTCAAAAATAAAGGCATCAGCCTTGAGCCTACTTTTACTGAGAGAACCCAACCAAAAGGAGCTGTAGGAAAGTTTGTACGTGACATCTTTAAACCAGCAGTTACCCTTGCTGCACGTCCCGTACAACTTGGTCTGGCAGCATCAGGAAAAGCACCAAAAGACCAGAGACTCAACCTGCCATTTTTCGGAGAAATCGACACTGTAAGTGGCAAGAAAGATGTCATACGTGATACAGGACGAGTACTTGAAACAGTAGCACTCGGTGTCGGTGGTGGAGGTCTTCGTGCTGTAGGAAACCAAGCACTAAAACGTGGTGCAACAAAAACCGCAGCCAAAACAGCACAGAAAGTAGCAGCACGTCCTGGAGTACGAAAACCTATAGACGAGCGTGTTCTCGACTCACTCTCCAGTGGTAGTGAAGCACGTGCAGGACTCAACAGGATTATCAACGCAAAACCTGGCAAGACCCCGTTCCGGTCCGGTGTACGTGTCGGTGGAAAAACAGGACTTCTCGAGGGAGCAGGTGGAGAGATAAAAGACACTGGAGATGTAGACATTGGAACATTCATTGACGCAACAGCCGGTGGTATCCTGGGTGCAGCAACGGGTGGTGCTCTAGGAAAGCTGGGTGATGTGGCTGTAAAGAGTATTGCAAAGCGTTCAGGACAATCGAGTGGTATTTTAGGAAAACTGCGACAGGGAACACTTGAAGAAGAAGCACTCGAAATCACCAAGCCAATTCTCAAGAGAGGTGGAAACGTGGCACGTATCAAACAAGGATCACAGGGTTCAGTGCAGAAAGGTATCCTGAGAAAGCGTCCTGAGATTCTACCCGATGCACGAGACAAGGAAATTGCAAAGGCAGCATCCTCAGTGATCTCCAAACGAAACAGCCCACAGCAAAACATTGATGCCATCCAAAGCACCGTTACACCTATCGACAACATCATTGACCGTGCTCTTGGTTCAATTGACGGGCCAGTGAAAGGCAAGTCTGTAATATTCAACACTAAGCAGCTTGAAAATGCGCTCAGTAAGATCAAAAAGGACAATGATCTGCTGTTTGCAACTGACAAGACTGTGGATACTGCGTTTAGCAAGGTATTTAACGACTTCACGAAAGCAGCAAAGAAAAACAACCTTGCTGAGCTATTCAAGGCTCGTAAAGAGTTGGACAGGCAAATTGACGCTACATTCCCTAACTTCTTCGACAGATCAACAGGAACCATCAACCAGACAAATGCACAAGCTAAGAACATCTACGGAAAGATGCGTAGTGAGGTCAACCAGTTCATCGCAGACAACATTCCTGATGATGTAGCCCGACAGTTTGATGAGCTTATTGCTGCCGACCCATTCCTGAGAGAAGTAATCCCAGCAGAAGTACGAAACTTTAAGGGTCTGCTCAAACACGAAAACCTCTTGCTCACTGCCCTTGAACGTATTGCACAGAGAGAAGCAGAAAAGGTTGGAAGACTGAGCCTGCCTAAGAAGATAGGTATAGGTGCTCTTGGCGCTGTCGGATCGGTGGGAGCAGGTATCGTAGGAGGTAAAATTGTAGAAGCAGCAGGACAATAGTATGCCAAACGAAAAACCACAAGCATCAGACCCGGTAAAAGCAATCAACAAGCAGACCACTGTTTCTGTCGCCCTTGTCATCACCATGATAGGTGTTTCAGCCTATGTGGTAAGCAACTTGTCTATCCTCAACACACGAGTGGATGCACACCAGACATCACCTACATCACATGACTTTGTACCCCGTTCAGAGATTGAAGTGCGCTTGGGAAACATCGAGGAGTCTATAATGAGAATTGAAAAAGCAGTAATCGAGTAATATGCGAATATTCATCAACGCAGGACACTGGGATGATCCAGTAACAAAAGCAGTAGAAGACCCCGGAGCACAAGTGCCTGATCCACATGACGAGGATGCAGACCAAGATTTCTTTCATTCTGAGGGGGAGATCGTCATGGCTGTACGGGACTTCATCAGGCAAAAGCATCCTGAGTATTTGTACGTGCCCGACAATCTCAACCTGAGACGATCTATTGACTGGGTGAACGAAAGAGCTGAACCTGGCGACATTGCTATCGACTTGCACATGAACTCAAACAGGAACACATCTGTGACAGGATGTGAAGCCTACTACGCAGATAACCCCCCAAAGCTGGCAGAGATTTTTTCTCGACATGTGGCAGAGGAGCTGGGGATCGCAAACCGTGGAGCAAAACATGACTCAGAAACCTATGTAGGTTCCCTGGGATGGCTCCGACAAATAAAGTGCAAGACGGTGCTTGTTGAGCTTGCGTTCCTTTCAAGCCCTATAGACAGAAACAAAATACTGTGGCCGTCTGGTAAACAAAAAGCAGCAAAGGCTATCATAGACGCTATACGAGAGGCGAGGGGTCTTACTGAGTATGTACCGGATGTGGAAGAACGAGTGAGAGTTTTGCTTAAAAGGATAGTAGAATTATTGCAGGCCATTATTAGAATTAAAACTAACCAAACGTAGTATGGAACAGTTACTTTTATTGCTCTCTCCTTTCGTTGTCGCACTGCTCACCAGTGGTGTGAAGAAAATCGGAGCAAGCAACATTTTGAGTAATGGATCACGAAAGCCTATTTTGCGCTTTGTCGTTGCTCTATTCTCTTTTCTCTCTGTCGTAGGAAGCTCAGTGCTTTCAGGCGGTGAAGTTGACCCTATGGACATTCAGAGTTTTGCTGACGCACTTCTCGTGTTCTTGGGTTCAACGGGTGTCTACTTCTTCGCAAAGAAGTAGCAAAGTCTGTAAAGGCGTATCATGCCTGACATTCTCACAGCTTTCATAGGTTTGTTTTTACAGCCTGACATCAACCAATGTCTTGCTGACCAGACCATGATGGTTACAACTGAGCAAGTGGTAATTAATCCACACCCTCAAGGCACAGAAGCTGACCCCTATCTGGAGGAGCTTCACGGCCCTATCGAGTGCTCTTGCATCAGATATGCTCGATCAAAAGGCATAAAAATACCCTACGGTATAAATGCAAAAGACCTGACACCAAACGCTGAACCAGAGGTAGGTGTACTTGTCTTGATTGATTCAAAAGTAGCACATGTTTCTGTCGTAACGTCAATAGATGAAATTGGATATTGGATCACAGAGGGAAACTGGCAGCACTGCAAAGAGACAAAAAGACGTATCCCCAAAAACCACCATAGTATAAGGGGATTTTGGAAACCCCTTGTGGTACAATAGAGTAGTCTCGGTTACTTGGCTTACCGATTCAAAGGGGAGTACCCATTGACAAGACCACCTACGGGTGGTTTTGTCGTTGTCCACACTTGACTCTCTTTTAATAAGAGGATTATACTGTCCACAGAGTTCTTTGATAGTGATTCCTTTGACCCTCATTCTATGAGGACACAATCGTACTGCCAAGCTCGATAGTGTAAAACCGCCCTTAACTCATTTCATGGGTTGAGGGTCGAGGGAGTCACGTTGTTGGCAGATGGGGGATTGAGAATGTCCATGCCATATACGCATATCTAGGCGATGGTGATATTAACCTTGATTTATCTCAAGACAGAGATATGCCTTTCCCCACCTGCCAACAACACACAGGAGGTCAACGTGAGTCGAGGGGGTTTCCCACACATCAAACGGTATCTCATCGTCATCAGCACACCAGCAAGGAGCGAAGAAGCTGCACGGCAGAGTGTCCAGGCTAGGCTTGCTGAGTACGAGAAGATTGTCGAGATCACAGAAGCACCGGAAGAAACGGAGGAGAAAGATGGCCAAGACGAAGTGTGATCCGTACCCAAACCCACCGATCACCCCAAAAGTCAGTCGTTCGTGGCGTCAAGACTGGGAGGGTGACAGTCAACATGGCTACGAGATCAGTGTCAGAGTCCGACATGTCGAGCTGTGGAAAGTAGACCTGGTTCTCTCCATGCTCGAACAGATGGATGAGGTCTCAAGTGTCCGGGCCAGGACAGCCGATGTCGGAACGCAAGAAGCGTGGAACGAAGTCGGCGTCATGCACGGTGAGGAGATTCCTCCACAAGAGTGGAGTTGACTTTATTTCGGTGGGGAGGTTCATGCCAGGGTGCAACGCCCAAAAGCGATTTCATGTCGCACGCTTCCCCACCAATTTATTCAATAATTAAAAAGCCAAGTATGCGTACAAAAGATATTGTTGCAATCATATTCACTTCTGGTGTTGTGGTCTTCTTTCTCATTCTCGTGATAGGTGGGGGTGTACAAAGAAACGCAACACACGAGTGTAAAAAATGGGCAGACTATGCAGACAGTTTCCCCAACTTCTACCTGAGTGAGTGGCAGAAAAAGCAATGTGACCACGTAGGGGTAGAGGTTAATGCACCAGTTGGCCGTGCGCCAATCGGTGATCCAAGTCGCCATGAATAGTCTTGAAGACCCACCACCCATGACGACACACCGTTCATCACTGCTTCTGGAGAACGTGTAAGGGATGGAATTGTAGCCAACAACTGCCTTGAGTTCGGTACGACCGTAGAAATCAATGGCAAGAAATATGAGGTACAAGACCGCATGAATAGTCGCTACGGCTGTGAAAACTTTGATATTTGGATGGCCGACACAGAGGATGCTCTTATTTTTGGCAGGCAAAATCTTGTGGCATATATTTGGTAGGTTGTCTATTTTTATTATCCACATTTCTTCTTGCATCTCTTTTAATAAGAGACTATACTACACCCATGCTTAAAAGGATCGAAAAAGCAATAAGTCGAGTAGACGAGCAAGCAGTCTACAACATCACGGAAATGCGCAAAGGCAACTTCTTTCCGTGGATCAGTCAGAGCAACAACATCTCGTATGTGAACGCTGTGATGGATGATTTTATTGCTGGCAAGATTCTTAAAGCCAAGATAACCGGCGAGGGTCGTGGCCGGGATTACAAGATTAAAGGTACTAACATTATCAAGTATTTAAACATTCAAAAAGCCAAGTATGAACCAACAAGTAACACCAAAGGACTTGGAGACTAAAGATGTTGCTGTCGTTCGGGAGAAAGTATCCGGAGCAGTGTCAGCAGCAGAGTCAATGTCCAAAGGACTCAAAAGTGATGCAAAATACGATGAAGCAAGCGAGATGCTTGCCAACATCAAGAAAGTCGGGAAGCTCATCACTCAGGAAAAAAAGAAACAGCTCGACCCGGCAAACGCTACGGTAACGGCAATACGAGATTTCTGGAAGCCAATCGAAGACCAGTACAAAGACGCAGAGAAAGTTCTCGCAAGTGCGGTACTCAAGTACAAACAAAAGATAGACGCTCGAAACGCTAAAAAGGAGGAGACCATCTCCAAAAAGCTACAAGAGGGCAAACTATCTTTTGAGAAAGCCAGCGAACAACTGGAACAGAAAAAGACCGAAGCAACACGTGCAGGACTCAAGTCACGTGTGACAAAGAACCTACGATACAAGCCTGTGGAAGAACTGAGTCCCTACGACCTTGCGACACTCGCAAAACTCGGTTTCATTGACTGGAGCAACAAGAGTGTGCTGCGTCGAGCTGCTCTTGGTGGCACTAAAATCCCTGGCGTAGAGATATACGAGGAGGAGTCTATTGTTGGATAGTCCTATGAAAATGACGATGCAAAAAGAAGATGTCATCGGTCTTTCCGGTGCTCTTGGATGGGGATTGTTCGCAGAAGACGAAAGCCAAAAGCTATTGAGGTTTACAAGGGATGGCTCACGCATTGATGTCTGGTACTCAAAAATGACTGTCGGTGTGCTGAAAAAGGGAGAAACACCAAAGTACCATAGAAATGTCAATGAGGTTGAGTTCGAGGATATTTTAAGCGAATCATAGAGTATGGGTAAAACAAAAGAAAAAAAGGAGCCTGCAAAAAAGGCTCAAAAAAAAGAAAAGCCTGAGGTGAAGAAAGACGAAAAGAAACCTGAGGAGGAGCATGTCGAAGCAGTAGAGGTTGTACGTCAGGTGGTAGAGAAAGAGCCACAGCAGCAGGTCACTGAACTTAATGAGCTACAGCTTGACCGCCCAAAGATTGAGCTGCTCAAGCGCACT